CAAACTACCGAGACAGAATGGACGGAAGTGGTGCGGAAAATGTTCGCAAATCATGCGAAGTAGCGTCCAACTGGGTGCTTAAACCGACCCTATTAGGCGTTAAGTGGGTGCTTAAACCGACCCTATTGCGGATGGGCTACGAAATCAATATATAGGTGTATAACGTCAATATATGGCGTATATATGCGTATATGTTGATTTTATAGCGAGAATAATGGCGGAAATATCGAGAAACACCTCTTTATCTTGTGAATATCGTTTATACCGATATAACCAAGTGATAAGAGATACGCCTCAAGTATTCCGCCTACGGCTACATACTTTTCGGCGGTCTATCAAACTAATATTAAACACGCCAATAGAAAGACAGACGTCGACCAAAGGCGATAGCCTTGGGGCGATATGTTTTAATCTTTTAATAAAGCGCCTGCCAGCCGTCCTATTGGCGGATCATAAGGCGCAATATGTGCGTCCTATATTGGCGGATACTATATCGAAACTCAAAACGCCATGCCGATTATAATATCGGGATCCAAATCGAAAACTCAAATAAACAAACGAGGAGGTAATAACGAATGAGCAAACGAAGATTAAATGAAAAGCAACACGCAGCTATTGCATTATTGACCGACCCTGCTTCGAGGGATATGACGCTAAAGGAAATAGCCGAAAGAGTGGGCGTAAGTGAAAGCACGCTAAGACGATGGAGAACGGAGAATGATACATTCATTGACGAGGTGATAGCGCAGACTAGGCGCAATGCAGTAGCGGACTTGCCTCGCGTTATGCAGGCAGTTCCGGATATTATCGTTAATTCGGAGAATGCAGCGATGTTTAGGACGTGGCTACAGTCGATAGGAGCGCTGACTGAGCGCGTAGAGGTAAGTAATAAAGGCGGATCAGATGAAGAAATGGACGATATTAAGGCGAAAATAGAGCGCATGAGAAAGGGTAAGGACGAGGAGTAACCGCCTATTTCGATTGTATGGGCGCATTATATAGTAGGAATTAGAATTCGTGGCGAACGCAAATAGGCGATTTTGAAACGAAAACTCAATTCGGAAACTCGATATAGAATGCGGGATTGAATCGCCAATACCATTACAAAACCGATAGTGGAACGTTATATACGAATGAGATTGCGTGATTAGGTTGGCGGAGTATGTGCGATGTAAAGTCGTCAATACCAGCCGAACGGTCAAGACGCGCGACCCTCAAACGTTTTGATATCGTTGTCCTATGCGCATGATAAACGGTCTTAATGGCGCCAATATAATGTATGCATACCGTATACATTTGACGTCATACCTCACGGCATACAAACCGCATGGAATCAACGATGTATAAACGTTGTATAATCGAATTGAATGGCGTAAGTATTCGAATTGCTTAACGACGGTGTTTGCGGGCATTATCGAATGTAACATAACGTGATTGTGTTACGTTCATGACGTATAAATATGCGTAGGAGAGGTGCAGTGAACTCGAGTTAAGTCGAGGAGATGTGTAAATATGCGGACGGGCTCGGGTAGGGGCGGGGGGTACATAAAAAAGCCAATCTGCTCAATGACGGCTTTTCGTCCGGATATCAAAAATTCATTTTGACTTTTCGAATAGGAGGCGATCAACCTATCGAACATCATAACGTAGCAAAGACGATGTACCTAAACGGACATTCAACGAAAGAAATATCGGACAAGATAGGCGTATCGACCCGTCAAGTACGAAACATACTTCGAAGCAAGGGCGTAACTATTCGAGGAAAAAGACGTACGAACGGGCGGAAAGTAAACGAGGATTTCTTCAAGACGTGGAGCAACGAAATGGCTTACGTGCTGGGGTTCGTGATTACCGACGGCAATATATCGAATAGTACGCTGACGGTATCGCAGAATGAGCGGTACATACTCGAAGAGATTCGCATAGCCATGGATTCTGATTACGAAATAAAGAGGCGAAAAAATGGCGTAAACGATATTTACGTATTATCGATGTACCGGAAAGAGATAGTCGACGATTTAAAGGCGCTGGGCATATCGGAAGGAAAGTCGCGGGTAGTAGAATTCCCCGAAGTACCTGACGAATACCTATCGCATTTTATCCGCGGAGTAATCGACGGCGATGGTTGGGTACAGGATCGCGGTTACGTAATGAACGTGACTAATGCGTCTAAGCCGTTCTCCGAATCGTTACACAGCGTATTCAATCGGCTAGGATATAATGGAAGAATAGTCGAAGATAGAAACGCCTATCGCGTATGGATTAGCGGTAAAGAAGATGTCGCTAGATTAGCGGACTGGGTTTACGAGGATAAAGGCGAGTTATATCTTCGAAGGAAGTTCGATAGGATGAATATAAATAAGACGCTTGCCTCATAAGCAAACGTCGATATAGATTTCGTCAATCTCATCGGATTCAATGCCGATGTATCGAAGAGTCTCGCGCTGGCTTGCGTGATTAAGTACGCGCATCAGCAACGGCAGTTCGACGCCTGATTTATACGCATGATAGGCGAAAGTCTTTCGGAGCGAATGCGTTCCAATCGCGACATTAACGCCAGCAACATCGGCAGCCTTATTTAATATACGCCATGCTTGGACGCGGCTAATATGATTGTCTCCTTTCCTCGACGGAAATAACCAATCGTCAAGGTTAGCGTCGGCAGGAATTAAGTCGCGCAAGGCTGATCGGATGGAATCGTTAATTTTAATTCGAGAACGTTTCGACGTTTTCCTTTCGGTAATCTCGATATGTGTGTCGGATACGTCGCGAACCTTAAGAGTTAGAATATCGCTTATACGAAGAGCGGTATTAATTCCGATAGTAAACAGCAAGAGGTTTCGCGGATTGTTCGAAAGAGATTCCTTAATGCGTTCGATATCGCGTATACTTTTCAACGGCATTACTTCGTTCATAAATAATCATCCCCTTCGGATTGATAAGTAACTTTAGTATAAGCGAATAATAAACGAATGTCAAGCGGCATTATAATCAAAATAAGCGAGTGTGCGACGTTTAAAACATAATCTAATGTATTTATACTAGAATATATCAAAACGCCTCAGAAGAGCTCTAAATGCTTTTGAGGGCTATTGGAAGGGAGGTGGTAATATCGCGTGGATTAATGGCGAATGGGTCGAAAGAGGAGAGCGAGAAAGAATTATCGAAGTCTACCGGGAATATGTCGAGCTAATGGACGAAAGATATCCCGACATTGACGATTTGGAGGCGGAAGGACTTCTCGAAGAGTATTATGAAAAGGCTTCCGAACTAGAACGGCTTGAGCGCATAAATCGATGTGAAGTTGATACCTACGAATTCGCTCTCGAGTATTTTTCGGAGGCAAGAAACCCCGGCAATCCTGGAAATTGGGAAGGGTTTGACGTAGATAAAAAAGAAAATGCACCGGACTTTCACCTAGAGATGACGGATATAATCGATAAAGTATCTACGGACGTTAAAAACGCAAAAGTAGCGGTAGCGGCTCCGAGGTCTCACGCTAAATCAACGTGGTATACGAAAGACTTTCCGATACATCAAGTCGTCTATAGGCTCCGTAAATATATCATAATCATATCGGAAACGCCGTCGGTCGCTACGGCTAATATGGAGTGGATTCGCGGTCAATTAAAATATAATCGAAAATTGCGCGAGGACTTCGGCGGATTATTATCGCCAAAAGACCAAGCCAACGAAAAAGACAACAGCGAAGAGTTTATCGCATGGCATAATGACGGCGAGGGATATAGAAATCAAATAGCACTAGTGCAGGCAGCGTCAACGGGGCAGGCGCTTCGAGGGCGTAACTGGAATGGGTCGCGACCCGACTTAATAATATGTGACGATTTGGAGGACGCTAGGCCGGGCGGTAACGCTTCTACGCCGGAGCAGCGGGAGAAACTGCGGGATTGGTTTAGTCAGACCGTTATGGCTCTCGGGGACCCTAAATCCGAGCGGACGGCATTTGTTGTCGTGGGAACCACGGTACACTTCGATAGTTTGCTGATGAATATATTATATAATCGCTCGGACTTCGAGTCTAAAGTGTATAAGGCGATTATAAACGAACCTAAGCGAATGGATTTATGGGAAGAATGTCGGCAGATTTACATAGATCGGGAGAATCCCGATAGATTGGCGGACGCTAATAGATTCTACGAAAATAATGAGAAGGAATTGTTGAAAGGATCGAGAGTATTATGGGGCGCAGTACAGCCGTTATATAAGTTAATGAGATGGAAATGGGATAACGGTTCGAAGGCTTTTAATACGGAGTATATGAATAATCCAATTGACGAAGAGTCAATGGTTTTTAATCCTAACGAATTTAAGTATTGGGATGATTCCCATCCGTATAGAGAATTCAGTCACAAAGAGTATGTAATCTCTATGGGGGTTGACTTCGCCCTAGGTAAGGAAAGAGGAGACTTTTCAGCGGTTACCGTTATCGCCAAGCACAAGGAAAACGAGATAATATATGTGGTCGATTCGTATATGGAACGTGTTAAGCCCGATGAATTTATTGAGGAGATAGTTAAGAAAGTTATCGAATGGGAGCCGGATGTTATAGCAGCAGAGTCGCAGGCGGCGCAAGAATTCTTCGTAGACATCTTAAAATCAGAATTATTTAATGCGGGATACCCTGCATCGACGCGAGTTAAGAAGATATATCATCGAAGTCGAAAAGAAATGCGAATCGAGGCGATGCTACCTTTGATAGAGAATAAAACAATCCAATTTAAAAGGAATCACGCAGACCTGCTTGAACAATTTGAAAGATATGGACAGGGCGGATCACACGATGACGCTATCGATAGTATGGAGATGGCGGTAAGTATAGCAAAGGGTGGAAACCCTGTCGTAAGAACAATTCGAACAATGAATCGATGGTAACTAAAGCGAAAGGAGGACGATAGAGTGCTTGATTATAATTTAATGGCGCCGGATGACATGGACGAGCTACTATTCTCGCCATTCCACCGCGCGCTAGGAAAAAAGACGGTCGAACGAATCGGACGCCAGCTCGAGAATTACGATTATTATAACGGACTTCAGCACGAAGACCAGTACGGGCAACTCGTCAATGCGAAAGACCTCGAGCGGCCAGCCGGACTAGATTACGACCCGACGCGCTATTCGACGAACTATTTTAAGGCGATAATCGACCGCAAGGCTCGCTGGCAGATGGGCGGTACTCATGGGATTAGCGTTCCTCGTCGGCAGGTTGACGACATAGAGGACGTGCTTAAAGACGATTACGTGCCGAGCGATGCGCAGAAAGCCGAAAATAAGCGAGCCGAGGATTAT